TTAATCTTACCTTCTTTAAATTCCGTATCAGCATCTACAATTGCGTTATCACCATAATCTCTGGCACTATAATCAACTGAAACACCAACAACAGGATATGAATCACCATTTACTAAAGCAATATTAGTTGTATTATTAAAACCATAATAATCAAAAGGTCTTACTGTAATTGCACCAAACTCTGTGTCAAGTGCAAGAACTTGTCCTTCCAAACCAGCATCATCTGGGTCATTAATAATATCGCCAACACTAAAGTTACCAGCAATACCAGGTTCTGTAAATCTTAAAATTTGGTCCTTTCGCTCGAAGTTTTTAAACACTTCATCTCTTGCTCTGGCGAATACACTATTTGTGTAATCTTGTCCTACATTAATATTATCAAAGCCTAAAATTTTTCCTATCGTAAGTGTTTGTATATCAAATGCATCTTCAAGTGGAGTAGTTAAATTAACTGGTGATGCTGTACCGGTCATTGCTGGTGGTTCAAAATCAGCAGCATTAAGTACCGTTGTTAAATGTGGCGCGATTGGGTCAGTAATTACATACGCCTGAGAAGTATTTGTTAAACCTGAAACTATAACATTGGTATTTGCATTGCCTCCATCTGGAAATAAAACACCAGGTGAGGTATCATTAAATGTTGAAACCAAAGCAGGATTAAGAGTTATATTTGTTGCACGGTCAATAGTGCTTATAGGTCGAGTGAGATCAAATTCTGCAAGAGCATTTACCGAACGGTCTATTCTTACACCAATAGTATTCTCATCTTGTCCTATAATAATACCTTCGTTACCGGCACTATCTTGTAGTGTTTCGTAAATAACAAAATCTTTATTTGGGTTATTCACAACCAAGGTTTGATTGGAAACCAAAAGTTTTGTATTGGCTATAGTATAACCATAACCACCATTCTCAAGTGTGTAATCAATTTCACCAGTAATTTTATCTGATAGTTCTGTGACAACAGCTTTACCACCTCCACCAAATTCTGACGTTACATCAAATACATCACCAATTTTATTTCCTGTCGTTCCTGGATAGTCATCATCAATTGCAATAGCACTTAATGAGCCATTTACTCGACCAAATGTTATAACCTCTCCAGCAATGTTAACAATTAATTCGTCATACTGAGTAAACGAGCCTCTTAATTCATCAATATAAATGATAGGAGTTTGAATACCATTTAATACAACAAAGTTAATTTTACTTACAGCTGCCTTTGCACCAGAAGCCGAACCAGTAATATTACGAGAAATTAAATCACTATATTCATATCGTTTATCTGTCTTTGAAAAGAATATACCTGAGTTTGGATATAATTGAAGATACGTTCCTTGACTCCATTGACTATTAGAAGCCTTAAACATTTTCTTGGCAGGATAGACAATGTCTACATCAAATTCCTCATAGAAAATACCAAAGAATAGTTCAATACCAGCTGGTGTTCCTTTTCTGCGATAGAGATCTTGGATGTTTTTAACAATAAACTTAATAACATCTGATTTGAGAGGCAAGTCAGAAAGGAATTTCTTTTGGAAAAACACAATCATACTTGCTAGTGTTGTGTCTACATCTCTATATTCACTATACCTACGAGAAATATGTACGTGTTGATTTGTTTGTGTCTCGGCAAACTTATAGTAATCTTCTACTAATTGGACGAGCTCAGAACCTTCCTCCCTGTAAATACCAGGGAATTGGTGTTTAATGAAAAAGGCTATATTTTTTTCTATCTCGCCTTGGGTTGCCATAAATTTTTCCTAATTAATAACCGGATCCAGATGAACCAGAACTTGAACCACCAGTACTACCAGAATTTCTAGATGCCGATGTTGTCGCACCAGTTCCTGTATTGTTTGAGGCTGATAATCCAGTAGACTCATTTGTCATTACTACTTTTACGTCCGTGTCTCTAATAATAAACACTCGTCCTTTTGGAGCAACAACATCACTATTTTTTAACCTTGCAGTTATTTTAATTCCTGCGCCAGTATATGCACTTGCAATAAACTTGGTAAGTTTGACTTCACCAGTTTTATAATTTACTGTACCAGCAGCTGGGTTGATAATTTGTGGGTTTGAGATATCGTCTGTTACTGTCATCATAATACCAGTACCATCATCTTGTAAAAATACACAAGTTCCAGATTTATCATCAAAAACACTACTCTTAATAGCAGGTTTGTAATCTACAAAACCGTTTGTACTTTTATATGGATATGGTTTAATTAATTCCGCATCAAATTTAAATGTTGGGTTTGTTTCAAAATTTGCAACTGGAGCATATTCAATAATAGGCATAATCTCAATACTGTTACTTTCAATACCTTCATCAAGCAAATCAATCTGAGCATTAAGTTTTGATAAACGAAGTGTTGTATCAAAATTTTCTAAATTTGTGTCTGAATAACTTTGTACTTGAGCTCTAATTAAACTTTCAAGTTCAGGTTCTGATTTTTCAGTTCTCTTTGTTGAATATGTTGAGTTAACAGTAACGTCTGCATATATAAATTTGGTCTGAACAAAGAAAGGTTCAATACCTAATGGTGATTTTGAGGAAAGATAATTAATATATCCAGCAGAAAGTGAAGATGAAATAAGCGTTGTATCGTCTGCAAGATAAACTGATATGGCAACTTTACCATATTGAGGTGGGTCTAATTGTTCTCCACCGTATGCAGATACAGCTGTAATTTCAGGGAATCTTTGTTTTAATAGTATTTCATAATCAGATGTTGTTACAGCACGTTCCTGAATCTGTAATGCTTTAGGAGCAAAATATCTAATACTCTCCATTGTTTCTCTATCAGCACCGCCTGCAGCAGGACTGGTAGTTACAACATTAATTGTTGCGCCTTCAAGGAATGATGTACTGAATGATGAAGCATCGTTAGCCTCTTCACCAGAACAAATACGATACCTTACACGAACATCTTCCTGTTCTTCAGGTTGTAGACCAAATTTATTCGCACCAAAATAAATTGCATATCTGTCATCAAGATATGGTTCTAAATAAAATACTAAATCATCAGGACCGACACCAAATATTGTGGTTGCCTTTGTAAACACATTTTGGTCCTCAGTGGCTTCCGCATCAACGAATACTACAATACTGTCGGTATCAACCTCACTATTTGTTAGCTGAACTCTAAGAACACCATCAGCATCTACAATAAAGCCTTCTCTTTGGAAACTGGTTAACATTTGGCCTTCGTAGATATCTACATTTTCAGCAGTATATTGACCAACACCAACTCTTTTTGCAACATATACTTGGTCAGTAACAAACGTATATGTTTCACCTTGATATGTTGCTGTAAATTGACTATATTGTGGAATCGTTATAGTGGAATCTTGAAGCGTTGGGTCTGTAATTTCTACTGTTACAGTTGCTTTTGCGGATTTACGAGACCTTGGAATATAGTTTAATTCCTTAGCATGAGAAACTATACTATTTTTAAGTACAGCTGAATCAAGAAACATTTCATTAATTGCCATATTAGTATAGAAATTATTTTGAAACGAGTTAAAAGCAAGAACATCAAGCATAGCTGATAGGTTACTACCTTCAAAATTGTAATCTTTAAATTGCGTCTGTGTCTTTAAATATGTTTTAAGTTGACTTTTAATACTATCAAAGTCAAGTTCTGTAATTGGGGTTTTTGGATTGGCCATTTTTATCTTGTCCTGTCTAAAATAACGTCTAACTGAATAGGTTGTTCTTCGTTTCGCACCGAAAATAATACACTAATATTTACGTGTGTATCGTCTAAGCCTGCAATCACACGCACATCTATAAGTTCTGCTCTTGGTTCGTATATCTCTATGGTATCAACAATATTTTCTTCCATAAGTTTTAATGTACCGGGAGTCATTTGTTCAAATAACAATTCCCTAATACCACCACCTATGTTTGGTTGCATAAGTCTTTCGCCTGGGTCAGTTAACATTAGATTTCTAATTGACTGTTTTACTGAGTCTTCGTCCTTCATTAATGCAAGGTCTTTTGATATAGGACTGACACGCAGGTCTTTATGAAAGTCAGAATATAAATTGACCTTTTTGGTTCTGGGTGTGAAAACATCTACTGTCATTGTCCTGGTATCTCTCTTATATCTAAATGAATGGATTTATCATATTCCTTTGCGAATTTAAATCCATTTTTAAGTGCCGAATCTATAAATGCATCAACATCGGCCATGTCTTTTTTAACATCTATAACCAATCCGCTTAAATGAGCATTATTTTCATTGCCCTTTAATTTCTTATTATAAGCTTTACTGGTCCAACCATAATTAATAGTAAATGTGCCACCTATTTCTTCTTGAACTCTCATTAGGTAAACTTTAACATCAAGGTCGATTCTTGTATATCCGTAGATACCAACTCCTTCCTTTTCGTCCATCCAATCGCCTTCAAGTTTTATCTTGTCATTAGCACCCTTAAATACTTGCCCACAAGGTGGTAAATCAGCATATTCAGCAGCTGTTGGTTCTGGCACATTTTGAGGTGCGTTGCCTGACGGTGTGAAATTACTTCCTCCAGGGTCAGTCCAGCGTGCCTCCAATCTATTTATTTTATCTTTCCGAACAGCTGGAGAATATCTTATGGCTCCTGCTCTTATTGCGGTCGATGTATTAATGTTTGAAATCGTTTTAAGTCTGTTTGTAATTGTTGTAAATCGCAATGTGTAATCGTCTAAAGGCTTTTTAATGTCGCGAACCAACGCTTCCACATTAGAAACCAAGGCACAGAAACGAGAAATCATCATTTGGATAGCTTCCAAATTAGGGCTTTCAAATAGACTGACAAAATAGTCTATTAACGCAATTATCTTTTCCTTAAATGTCTTTTTATTTTCATCAGTAAAGAAAGCACAAGATTGTGACGCTGCTGTCATTACAGGTTTTGCTATATTTTTATTATAAAAGGTTTCTATATCACCTATTATATCAGTAATACTAAAGTTTTCTATTGCGTCCTGAACCTCTTGGATAATATCGTTAATTACATCTTCAACTTTCTTTTTAAGTTCCTCTATAAGTTGTTTAACTAATTTCTTTTCTGCTTCCTTTGAAAAGAATTCATAAGATCTAATTTTATTA